GAGTGTGGTGCTGTTTACTCTCCATACGTTCCGTTGATCATGACTCCACTAGTGTACGATCCAAATACCTTCACTCCACGTAAGGGTATCATGACTCGTTACGCTATGACTATGGTACGTCCTGAATACTACGGATTAGTATTCGTATCTGATCTTAACGTAATCTAATTATAGATCGTTAGATTGACAATAAAAGGGGCCTCTTTTTGAGGCCCTTTTTTTATTTATAGTCTCTCAATATTTATTTGAAAGGTATTTGATGACGAATCTGAATGGTAGCGTAAAAAGAAAGCCGAAAAACCCTATAAAGTTTTCGGTCCAGTTAAACGAAGAACAGAAACAGGCAAAAGAGGTTATACTCAACAGTAAGATAACTGTTATAAAAGGTCAAGCTGGTTCTGGTAAGTCGTTAGTAGCGGCTCAGGTTGCTTTAGATCTTTTGTTTCGTCGAGAAGTAGAGAAGGTCATATTAACAAGGCCTGCTGTTACTTCAGGTGAAGAGATTGGATTCTTGCCTGGTTCTAAAGAAGACAAGTTAGCTCCTTATACAGCAGCTATATATGACAACATGTATAGACTGTACAATAAAGAGAAGATTGATAAATGTGTGACCGACGGTCAAATTGAAGTTATACCTTTAGCGTTTATGCGAGGCCGTAACTTAACTAACTGTTGTGTTGTTGTAGATGAAGGACAAAACATAACTCACAGACAAATGGAGTTGTTGTTAGGCCGCATCTGTAACGGAACTAAGATGATCGTTTGTGGTGACATACAACAAATAGATCTAAGAGACAAGAAGTTGAGTGGCTTTAATTTTATATCCACTAACTTTAAAGAAGTCAATGGGTTTTCAGTAGTTACACTAAAGACGAATCATAGAGATCCTATAGTAGAACAAATTCTTGAAATATATAAAGCGCACGATTAATGGCTTCAACTTCAACTACACCAATATGGAACGGCACATCAGGTCCAATATCAGGATCAACACCATTTGGTTTTTATGATACTGATATTGTGTATCAAGCTGATGGACCTAAAGTAGCCAACTTCTGCGCTAGAAAGTTAGGTTTTCCTATCATGGAAGTCGAACTACAATCTGGTTCATTCTATGCTTGTTTTGAAGAAGCTGTTTCTGTGTATGCTGAAGAAGTTTATCTACATAAGATTAAAGACAACTATTTAACTTTAGAAGGCACATCTACAGGATCTGCTCTAAACAATCAAGTAGTTGTACCTAACTTAAACTATATTGTTACTGTTGCTGAGAACTATGGTACGCCTATTCAAGTAGGTGGCTATGTTAATCAGTACAAAGCACCTTTATACTTAACATCTAGTCAACAAACTTACGATCTACAAGCTTGGGCTGTTTCTGGAAGTTTGATTAGCGCAAACGATCGTGTAGTTATCAACAGAATATATTACGAAGCACAGCCTGCGATCAATCAATACTATGATCCATATATTGGAGGTAGTATCAACTATCAAGGTGCAACTGAGAACTTTGGTTGGGCATCATATTCACCAGGACTTAACTTTGTTTTATTCCCTATCTATTGGGATATAGCTCGTATACAAGAGATTGAAATGTCAAACAACGTACGTCGTTCTGTTTATTCATTTTCTTTGACTAACAACAAGCTAACTATATTCCCTTGGCCAGATAGTGATGGTATTGTGGTGTGGATCGATTATGCTAAGTTTAGTGAGTTAAATAGTGTAGCAGGAAATAGTCCTTATTCAGGCTCAGCTAACTTAGTAACTAACCCGTCTAACGTACCATATAACAATATAACTTATTCACAGATTAATCACCCAGGTAAACAGTGGATCTATGAGTATACATTAGCTCTAGCATCTGAGTTACTTGGTTTGATTAGAGGTAAATATACACAGATACCTGCACCTGGTGCTGAAGTAACACTAAATGGTGCTGATTTAATATCAAAAGGTCGTGATCAACAAGCGGCTTTAAGAGAAAGACTTCGTAACGATCTAGATCAGTTAAGTCGTCAAGCACAATTAGAGCGTAAACAATCTGAAAATCAATCAATATCGAACACCTTGAATGAGGTACCGATGTTTATATATCTGGGCTAACTATGGCAATGTTTGGTTCAACGAGGGATGTAGCTACCTTCAAGATCTTTACAAGAGAGCTTGTTGAAGATATTGTCTCTCAAGAAATAGGCTACTATAAGATTATGTTATCAGATACACCTGTCAATATATACGGTGAGGCTGTGACAAAATACTTTATTGGGCCTGTTTTGATACCTGTGTTAATAGTTCGTGGCGATTATAATAGGATTAGTTCAGACTACGGGCCAGATACAGAGCGTGATGTTGATTTTCGTTTCTTCAAAGACCATCTAATTGAAGCGAATATTGTCCCAGAAGTAGGTGATGTTGTTATGTATAACGAAGTGTATTATGAAGTGAATAATGTTAACGAGAATCAGCAGATCTTAGGTAAAGACCCTGACTATACTTATTCTGAAGGAGCCGCTGGTTTTGGCCAATCTTATTCTATCATAGTAACAGGACACTACACAAGTCCAGATAAACTAGGCATAACTCAAGAAAGATTATAATGTCAATACAAGTAGTAAGACCACAGAACCGACAAGAATTTATGAGCAAGCTCGTAGGGCCTGCTTATGATCCTAAAGAAGGGACTGTGCCTAAACCTTTCTCTGAGCCAACTAAACTAGGCCAGCCTGAGCAAAACAGAGCTTATCAGATTAGTGTAAAAGGTGATACTGAGAAAGACTTCTATATTGGGCTTGAAGATATTGACTCAGCAGTTAGTCACTACTTTAATGATGTACTTAAACTATCTGTTGTACAAAACAATACTAAGCTAACTATTCCTATTATCTACGGGACACCTGAAAATTGGAAGGCTGTTCAGGCTGATGGTTACTATCGTGATCAAAACGGTAAGTTGATGGCGCCTCTTCTTATGTTTAAGAGGACTAGCGTAACACAGAATAGAGACCTAGGTAATAAGTTGGATGGTAACTTGGTTCACAACGTACAAACGTTTGCCACTAGATATAACAAAAGGAACTTCTACAGCAACTTTAACGTTCTGAATAGTAGAAGCCCCGAAACGAAGTACGTAGTATCAGTAACCCCAGACTATGTTACTGTGGAGTACGAGTGTATTGTATGGACTTATTTTGTAGAGCAGATGGACAAGGTGATTGAAGCGTTGAATTTCGCATCCAGAAGCTATTGGGGCGATCCTAACCGCTTCCAGTTCTACAGTTCGATAGAATCATTTCAAGACTCTATAACCTATGAAATAGGTGACAACCGTGCGGTTAGAACAAACTTTAATCTTACTCTAAACGGATACTTAATTCCTGATACTATAAACAAAAAGCTAGCAAACGCTAACGTATACTACGGAGTTAGTGAGATTGTATTTGGCCTTGAAACTACAAGTGGTACAGAAGAGTTCTCAGTTAAAGCTGCCTCTACCACAGTGGCACCTAAGTCAGTACTTCTTACAGATTCTCAGAATATCGTTATACAAAATACTACTAATGACGCCGCTATTGGCTATCTTGGTATAAACAAGACTGTAGTCGGCACATACTCTTCTCCTACAACTATTGTATTTGCCGCTACTTGGGCAACAGCCCCAGCTCCACTTCCTGCAACAAGTGTAGACAACTTTACATTCTTTGTTAACGGTCAATACATAGAAACAACGGCTATAACCAGCTTTACTCAGGTTTCAAGTACATCAGTTTTAGTTGTAAACCCAGCAGTGCTTGGTTTTACTTTTGATCAGACAGACGTTGTATTAGCAGTAGGTAAATTTAACTAATCATGGCTAGGCTTAAGTTCAAACAAATATATTCAAACTTGCAATACGACACAGCATCGTCTGTACTTACTTTGTCTGGTAGCCAACAAACAGACTTCGTTATTTCTGGCTCAGTTAGAATTGTATCTACACCTACAATGACAGGATCATTGACTATCCAAAACATCGACAGTTTTGGTGATTCTGGATCATTCTTTACTATGGATTTGGGAGATTATTGATATTTATACGTGGTGGGCTATATAGTCCTTTTCGCTAGTAGATACTTAACATAACCAGACACATGTCTAACCAGTTCCTCAAACTGCGACGTAGCGCAGTACCAGGTAAAATACCTGACACGGGGTCATTGGATTTAGGTGAAATAGCCTTAAATACCTATGACGGTCTCGCCTTCATGAAGAAATCAGTTGGAGGCACAGAGTCAATTGTTGTAATAGGAAACTCAACTGGTTCATTTACTGGTTCTTTTACTGGCGAATTTACAGGCTCACTTCTTGGTACCGCTAGCTGGGCATATAACGCTGTCACAGCTTCTACAGCTGATGATTTTTACATTAGAGGAAATGTTACTGGCTCCAATGCCTTATTTTCTGGAACAGTTACAGCTCAAAGATTGGTCGTTCAGACAGTATCTTCTTCTGTAATTTACTCTTCTGGGTCTAATATATTTGGTGATGAGTTAACTGACACTCAACAGTTCACAGGATCTGTTACCATAACTGGTAGCTTAATTGTTAATGGGCCTGGTACTTTTAATGGTAGAGTTACGGCTAACAATCTAACTGGTAGTTTATTTGG